CACAACCCCGGGAATTAACGGTTACGGATTCAAAGTTACGTTTGAGGCTAATGGTGATACCTCTGGCGTTAATTTTACAATTGTTGGATACCAAGTTGGAAATACCACAGGCAAGACTACAACGGAAGTTGTAACCGGCCCTAATACAACTTCTTCTTCGACTAACTATTATTCTGGAGTTGTGAGTATTAGTGCAAGTGGAGCAACTGCTAACTTAGTAAAGATTGGTCACGATGCTTCCTTAGCGCTTCCTCGTACCCGGATTAAAGGTTTGTACTACGTTGGCAATACAAATGCTGGCTCTCTTACGGTGGCTTCGCCTAACCGAACAGTTCCGTTCGTTAAGATAATAACGCCTACTTCTAGTAATTCGTTTGCCGATAGTTTATTCCTAGCCGCTGAAGGTGTTTTAGTTGGTAACGTACAACCCAACGACTACGCTACTGTAACAACGTCTAATGTAACTGCCTTTACGCTAACTTGCGGGTAACAACATGGCTAAGACTCCAGCGTGGCAACGCAAAGAGGGAAAGAACCCAAAAGGTGGGCTAAACGCCAAGGGGCGGGCATCGTACAACGCTGCCAACCCGGGTAAGCCCGGCTTAAAGGCTCCTCAACCAGAAGGCGGTTCACGTAAGAAATCATTTTGTGCCCGGATGACAGGTATGAAAAAGAAACTAACCAGCGCTAAAACTGCTAATGACCCAAACAGCCGTATCAACAAGAGCCTACGGGCGTGGAAGTGCTGATATGGAACAGATGATTTTATTTTCTTGGTCCGGTGTTTTATCTGCCTTGGTAGGTGTGGCAGGGTTTGTTGCATGGGAAAAGAACAACAAACTAAATGCGTTAGAAAAACTCTTAAACGACACTAAACTGGAGGTGACCCGTGAAAACGTCACTAAAGCAGAGATTGAAAAACTTGAGCGCTACATTGAAGGGCGTTTTGACAAGTTTGAAGAAAAAATTGACCGACTTATTCAAGCGAGGTAAATAATGGCACGCAAAGGACTCCGTAACGCAGCCCTCCTTGGGGGCGCTGCTCTTCTTGCCGCAAAGATGATGAGTGGTAAGGATAAAGATAAAAAATTTGCTGATACCCAAGACGCTGAGGCAGGCGCAATGCTTGCCGAAAGAGGCGGTGGCGGTGGAGATACCGGCATAGCGACGCAAAGGTTGGCAGACTTCAGAGGTAAAAGTGGCGATGCAGATATGGACATTGGCCCCCGTATGCCCAGACGTCGTGCTGCTGTTACGGCTCCAGCGGCAACTAGCCCGCTGATGACTGATACGGGTGATGAAACAGAACGTCTTGCACGGCGTTATCCAAGTCCAGTCCCGAGGGAAAGCCTTAGTGATCGCTCTGCTGCAAAAGCAGAGGGTTCGTTTTTGGATAGGCAAGCCTATAAACGTGCTACTCAAGCAGAACAAGCCGAAGATAGACGTAAAGCAATGGGTATGAAAAAAGGCGGTGTAGTTAGTTCTGCTTCCAAGCGTGCTGATGGTATTGCTATTAAGGGTAAGACTAAAGGTCGGATGGTTTAATTATGGCTGATAATAAAAGAGTCGAGGGCCGCACTACTTTCATTGAAGAGAACATGAAGGATGGGATTCTCAAAGACATTGCTATGAAAGTTAGTAAGATGGGTGATGCCGTTGGTTTTACTCAGGAAGATAAGTACAAGGGTAAAACTAGAGAAGAGATAGCTAAGAAGCCAGTTCCTGAGAAAAAGCGGGCTGGAGGTATGGTTGGTTCCGCTTCTAAGCGAGCTGATGGTATTGCTATTAAGGGTAAGACCAAAGGAAGGATTGTGTAATGGTTCGCGACCACGACGAGATCTACGACGAACTTTTGGAAGAAAAGAGACTTGAAAGCGTTCGGGGTCAACAAAAAAAGGGCTCGACAGCAAAACCTTCTGAAAAAAATCCTTCGCCTAGCGAAGATATGCAGTACCCCACGCCAACACCAAAGAAAACTAAATCCGTGGTCAAAATTGCGGCATTGCGTGCAGGCGGTTCTGTTTCTTCTGCCTCCAAACGTGCAGACGGTATTGCTATGAAGGGTAAAACGAAAGGCCGGATCGTTTAATGTATTTGACAAGCAACATTCCTTATTTCAAATGTTGGGTTAGAAAAGAGTTTACAAATGGGCATCAGGGGTATTACGGGGAGTATGTGCATGGGCTGGCGGTTGCCGTTACAACAATCCCTGATAGATGCCTTAGTTTTCAAGTCATATTTACTGGGTGTGAAGCAGATGATGGTAGTCAACCAAATGTACATGGCGGTGCGATGTGGGCAAGGATGCCGATTACCGCTTTGGTTGGAGACATACCGCTTGAGCAATGGCCTGAGCGTATGCAAACCCATCTGGCACAGCCTTGGGACTGTAGTTCGTATAATCACGGGGTTGTTAAAATTGATCGGGCGCAACCCTCTCCGTGGCTTTGTAAAATTAATAACGAGTTTCACACTGGGCGGTATCTGTTCACGGTTGACTATGCTGAGAGCGAGGTTTCAGAAGACCCGTCCCAGCATAAACAAAGCCATGTGCTTATACTGACTGATGCAGGAAAATGGACAGGAAATATAGTGGCACTACCGAATAATCGAGTGCGAGTTACCAGCCCAGCGTATTGGGTTACTGGGCAAGGAGCGCCTGATTTTAAACCCAGCCAATGGATTCATTGTGCAGAGCAGGATGATTCGTACATGGACCCAGAGGTAACTTTTAATAACTTGTATAAGGAGTCTAAGAAATGATGAAGTCCAAGATGATGGCTGGTGGTGGGATGATGAAAAAGGGTTATGCCTCTGGTGGGATGCCGATGGGGCCAGATGGTAAGCCTACTTTTGTTGGTGATGGCAAAGGCAAGATGGCTAAAGGTGGTATGGCTAAAGCCAAAATGGGTCCGTCTAAGATGGGCAAAGTGGCGACTGGTAAACCTGCTATGGGCAGCGCTTCTAAAAGAGCAGATGGTGTTGCTGTAAAAGGTAAGACCAAAGGCAAGGTGCTAGCTGGTGGTGGCATGGCGAAGTCAAAAATGATGGCTAGTGGTGGCAAAGCCAAAATGATGAAGTCTGGCGGAGCCTACTAAATGCGCCCAAGCCGGGGTATGGGGGCTATGAACCCCTCTAAAATGCCTGAGCCCAAGACGGTCACCCGTAAGGATGATCCGGATGAGGTTGAGATGTATGCCAAGGGCGGCGAGTCTCGTGTAAATGAGGCAGGTAATTACACCAAACCCGGCATGCGTAAGTCTATATTTGAGCGGATTAAGGCTGGCGGTAAGGGGGGTGCTCCGGGTCAATGGAGTGCCCGTAAGGCTCAAATGTTGGCTTTGCAGTACAAAAAGGCTGGCGGTGGGTACAAGTGAAGTGGTCAGACAAGCGCAAAAAGTCAATTAACTGCGATAGCCCAAAAGGGTTTTCGGAGAAGGCTCATTGCGCAGGAAGAAAAAAGAAAATGGCTGGCGGTGGATTGGCTAAGTCTCAACAATCCCTAAAAGCGTGGACCGATCAGAAATGGAGAACTAAAAGTGGCAAACCTTCTACGCAAGGACCGAAGGCTACAGGGGAAAGATACCTCCCAAGCAGCGCCATCAAAGCGCTCTCCCCGCAAGAGTACGCCGCGACCACCCGTGCCAAAAGAGCCGGAAAAGCCGCAGGAAAGCAGTTCGTCGCCCAGCCTAAAGGGGTGGCTAAAAAAGTTGCTCCGCATAGGAAAATAGGATGAAGAACTGGATTAAGTCAGCCATCAAAAAGCCCGGTGCGTTAAGAAAGTCTTTGGGGGCCAAGGCTGGTGAGAAGATCCCTGCCAAAAAGTTAGCGGCTGCTGCTAAAAAACCCGGTAAACTGGGTCAGCGTGCTCGCCTTGCCCAAACTCTGAAGAAACTGAAATGACCACAATTGGAACCGAGTCGTTTAACTTAGACCTCAATAACCTTGTTGAGGAGGCGTTTGAACGGGCGGGTTCCGAACTCCGTTCGGGCTATAACATGCGTACAGCCCGTAGGTCACTTAACCTTTTGACAATCGAGTGGGCTAACCGGGGGGTGAACCTATGGACGATTGAGGAAGGCCAAATTCCACTGGTGCAGGGGCAGGTTACTTACCCTCTTCCGAACGACACCATAGACCTGATTGAGCATGTAGTTCGCACAAGTAACGGGGTTCAGTCTACGCAGACGGACATTAATATCACGCGGATCTCTGTATCGACTTATGCAACAATCCCTAACAAGATTACACAAGGCCGACCAATTCAGGTTTGGGTAGACCGTAAATCTGGTAGCACCGCAAGGACAGGGATAACCCTAGCTGCAAATATTGCCGCTACTGACACGACTATTACTCTTTCCTCTACGGTTGGTCTGCCTGCCACAGGCTACATCACAATCGGTGCTGAGACTATTAACTATACAAACTACGCCTCAAACCAATTGCAAAATTGTTTGCGTGGTCAAAACGGAACCACTGCCGCAGCGCATACTGCTGGGGCGGCAATCACGGTTCCCGATCTACCTAATATAAATGTCTGGCCTGCCCCGGATCAAGGCACGGCTTCTAGCCCGGTTTACACCTTTGTTTACTGGCGTTTGCGTCGTATTCAAGACGCTGGCAATGGTCTGAATACCCAAGATATACCCTTCCGGCTACTGCCGTGTATGGTGGCTGGTTTAGCCTATTACATCGCTATGAAGATCCCAGAAGGGCTTGCTCGGCTAGAGATGTTAAAAGCCTCTTACGAGGAACAGTGGATGTTAGCTTCCGGGGAGGATCGTGAAAAGGCATCCGTGCGGTTTGTGCCGCGCAACATGTTTATCGGTAGTGGTGGGTACTAATGGGTAATAAGTTTTCGTCGGGCAAGTATTCGATTTCGCAATGCGACCGATGCGGTTTTAGGTACAAACTAAAAGAACTTAGGCGGCTGGTCATTAAGACCAAAAACATAGATATTAAGGTTTGTAAGGAGTGTTGGGAGCCGGATCAACCGCAGTTATCGTTGGGTATGTACCCCGTGTACGACCCCCAAGCTGTAAGAGATCCACGCCCGGACACAACATATTTTCAAGCAGGTCTTAGTGGTTTAGGAACAAACCCCGATGCAGGCCCAACTGAGGAAGGTTATGGGACGCCTACACAGGGTAGTAGAATTGTAGAATGGGGATTTAACCCCGTGGGATTTAGTAACCCGCTGAAGTTGCCGTTCCAGACGAACAAGTTAGTGGGGGTGGGTGAAGTTGGTTCAGTATCAGTGACAATAACTTAAGGAGTATAAGATGCCTTCACATATGGACAAATCAAAAGACAAACCGATGATGGAAAAGGTTGCTAAAAAAGCCGTCAAAGGTCACGAAGTTAAGATGCACGGAGTTAAAAAAATGGCTAAAGGCGGCAAAACCAATGCCCAGATGAAGCAACTTGGTCGCGGTCTAGCCAAGGTAGCCAATCAAAAAGTATCATCCTTTACATATAAAAACTCCGGAAGGGGTCGATAATGGATAAAGTGATTGGGCGTGTGGCACAGCCTGTGCCTATGAAGCCGGGTCAGGATATTTCTGGAAATCGTATTCCGGTAACGGGCAACGAGGCTACTTTTGGTCATAACGGCTACCCAAATGATGTGCCTAGCACTCAGACGGTTAAAACTCGTGGCACTGGGGCGGCTACAAAAGGCACTAACTCTAGTAAAAAATTGGGGTAAGTTGTGAACTACTCAACGCTGTTTCAGACCATTCAAGCGTATGCTGAGAATAATTTCCCAGATACGGTGGTCGCGACCACTACGGCTACGACGACATCTTTTCTTACAAAAGATCAGGTGGATACGTTTATTCGTCAGGCCGAGCAGAGGATCTATAACAGTGTTCAACTCCCAGTTTCTCGGGAAAACGTAACGGGTAACTGTACAAGCGGAAATAGGTTTTTAACCACCCCTACAGATTGGCTCGCTACATTTTCACTAGCCCGGATTGACGCTAATGGGTCTCAAGAATACCTGTTGAACAAAGATGTTGAGTTTATTCGGGAGGCTTTCCCAATTCCTACCGATACAGGTGCTCCTACTCATTATGCTATTTTTGATGAGAACACTTTTATTTTAGGGCCGACTCCTGACGCAGATTACAACATGGAGTTGCACTACTACGCCTACCCAGCCTCTATTGTGACTTCTGGTACAACTTGGCTTGGTACTAACTTTGACTCGGCACTTTTGTATGGATCGTTACTTGAAGCCTACGCCTTTATGAAGGGTGAAAAAGACGTTAACGATAATTACGTAGCCCGTTATAATGAAGCGCTTGCCATGTTGAAACAACTTGGTGAGGGTAAAGACCGTCAAGATATGTATAGAACTGAACAAGCGAGGTATCCAGTCCGATGAGCACTATGAGCGAAGTAGCCTTTCTTTTAGGGGGCGCAAATGTCAAGGTTCTTACAACGCAAGGCCGAGGGTTTACACCAGAGGAAGTTGCCGAACGGGCCTTGGACAAAATTATTTCTGTAGGTTCGCAAACGCATCCTGCTATTAGAGATCAAGCAGAGGCGTTTAAAGATCAAATCCGTCAGGTTTTGGTGTTTTATATGAAGGAAGCCATTAAGTCGCACCATACGACGTTGGCTATCAAGTTCAGGAACGCAGGACATCCTGAGTTTATTAAACTTTTAGATGAATAAAGGAGCCTAATATGGCTATCACGCAAGCAATGACCACCTCGTTTAAGGCCGAACTTCTTTTGGCTGTACACGATTTTCGTCCCTCAGCGGACACCGGAGCAGACGTTTTCAAACTTGCTCTGTACACCTCTTCAGCAACATTGGATGCAAACACAACTGCATATACATCTTCTAACGAAGTTGGTACTTCTGGCACTAACTATTCGGCTGGTGGACAGGC